TCATCTTTTGGTTGAAACTCTTTTTCACACTGTTTACATTTACTCATATTAACCCCATAGCCATGCTACAAATTTTTTCCACCACTTTTTCATTTTAACCTCCTTATTTAAAACTAATATTCCTTTGTGATCGCATTTATCACAAATACATGTTCCACATTGATTACTACTAACGAAATAACCCTGTCCAACACAATGACACCTATGGCCACAAAGTTTACAATAAACTTTAGACATTAAATGCCCTGTAATCTAGGATCGTTTGAAGTAATATTTTTTACAGCTTTAGGTCTAGCAATAGATTCTTTGCTTCTTTTTCTAAGAATAGCTAATGCAGATTCCTGCTTTCTTTTACTGTCTATCTCTTTTTTTAAATCCCATTTAAAATTCATAATTAATCCTTTTTATCAATTATATCATAAAACATTCTGTCAGTATCTTCTGCTACAAAATTTTTATTTTCCGCATCCCAGTAAGTATTTTGGACTTTATAGTCAGGCCAAGATGTATCAGTAGTGTAGTGAGCAACATGCCACAGAATACGATTATTAGGCTGAGCTGCATAATTGCCGTTATCAAGAGCCAATATATGTGCACACTTATGTTCTTGAGGTATTTCAGAATGTTCAACATCCAAAGTGGCGGGATCAGGATGAGCCCAATCAATAGTAAATAAATACTGTCCGTGATAAAACTTTTTATCAACCCCCAAATATTTCCCATTCTTACCTTCTAAAAAGCTAAAAGCAGTAACACTAGGATAATAACTGAGACTGTTCCACAGTTCCAACTCGTGCGTCTGCATATTCGGCACATCGGCTCTATCATACGATTTTTGGAAAAACGCTGAGATAGGCAAACGCCAAAAGCACGCCCCATTAGGTAACATGATGTTAAACAAGATTGAACGACCTGGTATTGATGTGGTAGCGAAGATAACGCATTCTTCACTTTCTCCGTGATGTTCTTTAAGATCATAAAGATACTCCTTTTTTACTTTGCAATAAATTGGTGGTATGTTAGCATTTAAATAAGACATTGTACATTATAATAGTACCAGACCTGTCTCTCTATTCAAGTATTTATATTCTATTTTAGATGTATTAAAATCTTGTTTTATCTTGTTACATATTTTCTCATGGTCAAACTCACCACAGCTATAAACATCAAACTGCATTAACGCAGGTTTAACTTCATCCCAAACATGCATAGCAATATGTGAAGTTTCAATAATAGCTACTGCTGTAATACCTCTGTTACCAGGCATATTACAATATTTAACATATGGACCCATAAACACTTTCATGTCTATTTCCATAATAAAATTATTTAACCAACTCTTTAAATAATTTTCATCTACTGGGGGATTATCTGCTTCTGCACGAATAATAAGATGCTTGTGCACCAACAGATTGTTTTTCATTTAGCACTTCCAACGTCTTCTAGCTTGTCGGATTCTTGAATTTGGATCGTTTCTAGTTTCTGCAGATGATCTTTTTAATTGTCCTGCTGATCTAGCACAATATGATTTTCTTCTTTTTGCAGCTGCTGATCCAGGTTTAACTTTACCTGTAACTGCTGTTTTTAATTTTGATCCTGGATTTGCTCTTCTGTATGCTGCAACACCTTTTGCAGTCATACCTGCACCTGATTTAGTAGAACGATAATTACCTGCAGACTTTCGTCTTGAAGGCATACCGCCTTTTTTCATGGAGTTAACAAGTTGTAAAACGGATTCTTGATAATCCATGGTAACCTTTATTTATCGATTAATACTGTACACTTAGCACTTGTAATAGCATTACAAGTCATAAAACCTTTGAATAGAATTCCATCTTCAGGAATATTAAGTGTTAATACATCTGCTGGTAAAACTTCAGTTGTGAACTGAGTTCCATTTTCATCTTGTAATACAACTGAACCTGTGTCTGTAGTTGTAGTTATATTAGTTAAAATAATTCCTCTTAATCTAGTACGGCCACCGAACACCGAACCTGCTGCTGTAATCTGTACTGCTTTAACGTCACCTTTTGCTGCCATAATATCTCCAATTATAACTTATAAAAGATGGGGCGTAAAGTACGCCCCATCATAATAATTAACCTTACGCTCCTGGAGATCCGAAGATTCCTCTAGGGTCAGACCAACCGAAGCTGTATCTTTCTCTAGCTTTGAATCTAACGTTACCAGTATCGAAATCACCTTCAATAGCTGTTTTGATAGGACTTCTTACGAAGTTCTTTAAGCCATTAGGTGCATCAGTCATGATGAAGAATGCATCAGTGTCAGTTAAGAAGTGATTAACTCTGTAACCTTCTGGAATCATTCCCATATTCATCATAGCGTTGATGTCGTTTCTAGCGTAGTCACTACCTGTTAGAGTAGTAGATAGAGGAGTTTTCATTACTCTCTCAGCAGTAAATTGTAATTCTTTTGGAATTATCATTTTTCTGCCTTGAATAGCAATTTTTAAACCTCTTTCATCTACGAAAGACGCAATATCAATTAGAGATTGCTCTAATGATGTTTCGTTAAGGTCTGCTGCAGTAGAAAGTTCATTTCTGAAAGTTCCACCAGTTGCTAATGGGTGGTTTGTTGTACAAAGTGCAACACCGTCACCACCGTTATAGCTTCCACCTGTATCAAACGCATTGTTTAGTACAGCTGCTGCTTTAACTTGTTTAGTGTTAGCCATTGATCTAGCTAACGCTCTTGTATATCTAGACGCAAGTCTGTCATACAGGTTGTCCTCAATCGCTTCTTCAGTGATTGCGAAGCCTAATGCTACAGTCTCGTGAGTGTATCTAGAAGTGAAAGATTCAGTTGCTTGATCGTAAACAATTCCTGCTCCTTCTTGCTTCGTTGCTGCACTTCCGAAACCTGATAACATTACTTCTTCTTCAAAAGCTCTGTCTGAAGATTCAGACATGAAGATTTCTGCATGTTCATTCTCGTATCTGCTATATTCCAGGCCAAATAGGGCATTTAAACCTGGTTCTAGTTCTTTAACTAGTTGTGATCTACTTATCGCCATAGTTTATTCTCCTATTACTTACCTGTACCGCTTTGTCTGTAGAAGTGGTTGTTAATTCTAACTAACACACCTACATTTGAAACGGTTAAGTCTTGGTTATCTGGGTTTTGTGAAATATCAATTGCTTGAACCACAAATGTACCTGCTGTTCCAGAACTTCCTACATCTAATTGTCCGTATGAAATTCCAGTTGAAGTACTTCCTGTTGTATCTGTTACTGAAAAGTTCTTAAACAAATCAGCTACCACAAAAGACAAGTTTGTATTCATTTCAAAAACTGTCTCTGGTGCATCAATAACGTAAGCAACAATGTCACTTGCATTAGTAGATGACGGATAATAGTTTTTGAACGTTGGCTTTTGAGTAGTTGGATCTGTATAGAAACATCCGTTGAAAACACCCACAACTTGACCAGAAGTTCCACCACTATGTTTAGCAATTGTACCATCTGCTTGTGGTTCTACCAAGTCGCCTTGATAGATGCTAGTGCCATAGTCAGCAGCTATTCTGTATCTGTTTTGAGCATTAATAAACGGAGAACCATTCAGCTGTCTTACGGGTCTTAATCCGTATAGCTCAGTTTTATTTGCCATAGTTTTTCTCCTTTTTAACTATATTAATGTTCATTGGTTGGTATTACGAAAAAATTATTTCTTATTACCACCAAAAGTTACACGAGATTGTCTATCAATATTGATAGGCATCTCAGGTCGCTGCTCCTTCATTAAATCGTTGTCCACGGCTTGTTGTTGATCTCGAGTTCTTCCTGCGAAGTACTCTTTACGTGACTCAACTATTTCTTCAGGTATCCTTGCCAGCACAAGGCCACCTACTCCTATGATACCCGCGTGTTTACCGTCGCCGATAACTGGATAATCGTGTTGGCCAATCTGTGATGTAAGCTCTTCAGCTCTTACCAATTCATAGCCTTCTCTTAGTTTTTTAGACATATTCGCAGTGTCCACAAAACCTCCAGCCTCAGCCCTTAACCATCTATGGTGAAAACCATCTGGTGCAGGCGGTGCATCTAAGTTAGATGGAGGAGTCCAAGGAGCTTTTCTTTTATCAACTTTTGCTCTTGTCTCCGAACCGCGTGAAGTTCTATTTAATTTATTTTCCATAATACTATACCTCCTTCACGTATTTTGCGTATTCTTCTAGTGGCACCCCTAATTTTTTCGCAATAGCGACTTGTGACTTGGTGAGTTTCACGGATCTGCGTCCAGTTTTACCTCTATTAGCAGTAGCAACTGTCTGGACGGGTTTTCTTGGTTGCTCCTGTGTTTCTGACTCAGAGAACTTATGAGGAAAAACCTCTTTTATTCTCTTATCAATCTCATTATAGTAGTCTTCACTGTCTACGTCAAACCCTTCTCCCACTAGATTTTCATGGATTTGAAAAGCGGTGTTTGTCATATACTGATCTTGACCAAACCAATCGTTTTTTTCAGCCCAATCTCTAGCTTTTGGACTAGGATTATTGACCTGATTTTCAACTTGTTGGATAGGGTCATTACTTTGAGATTGCAACTCCTGTTCTGGAGCTTCAGTAACCTTTTTACGTCTTTCTCTATCTGCAAGAGAAATTTTAGCTCTTTCTTTCTCCACGGTTAATCTAGCCAAATCTTCTTGGGCAGATATAATCGCTTCTGAATCGTTCATTTCAATAGCTGTTTTTAATTTAGCTTTGACTTGATCTTTTTCAGAGTCTATTCTTGCATCGTACTGTTTGACATAACTTTCGTCTATCTCATCGTACTTAGATTTAACATCAGAGTATTTTTTCTTTAAGCCTTCAGCATAAGCAAGAGCTGCTTGTTCTCTTCTTTCTGCTTCACGCATTTTTTTAGTAAGTTTGTCAATTCTTTTTTGAACACCCTCACTATACTCTTGTAAATTTTCTTTAGGCTTTGCTTCTTGAGTATCAACAGTATCTTCTTCGATAGATATTTCTGGTTTTTCAGATTTATCATCTTTGTCGTATGTTTGATAGCCTAAATCTACTTCACCTACGTTTAAATTAGGTTTAGTACTTTTCTGTTCTTGTTCTTCAACCTGAACGTTTGTTTCTTTGACATCATCCGTGTCTAAATCAACACTAGGATTTTTGTCTCTTGTCGTATTTAACTCCTGCATACTTTATTCCTCCTTAGTATGTTTGCAAAATATCGTTAGGATCATCAACTGTTGCAATGATTTCATCATCATTCAGTATTCTGACTTCTCCTCCGTCTATTTTGAATCTTGCCCCTGCGTATCTTCCAAATATTACCCAATCACCATTCTTGCACCATGGCCCATTAGGAAATTTTTCTTTGTCTTTGTAGCAAAGGTCACCTTGTTTCAACACGTAAGCACACACAGTCGTCATCTGCATAGTCTCAAGTGTCGTATCAGATAAAAGAATACCACCCTTAGTTTTTCTAGCTCCAGCATGTGGTAATACCAACATTCTGTAACCTGTAGGGTTTGGTAATTTATCTAATAAAGATTTGTCTGATTTTACTTTATCGGCTGTAAGCCTTTTGTCTTCTTTTTCCTTAGTCTCTTTGTCGTACTTTTCTTGAAGACCTAATTTAATTTTAGGTACTTCCAGATTTGCGGTCTGTGTCGTCATCGAATAACTCCTGTTTGTTCTGCAGGTCCGTCAAGTCCTGTAGCAAGGTTTCTAGGCCTTGTAATTTACCTTTAATATACCAAAATTGATTAAGATTGTCTACACTGTACGCAAGACTGTCCTTAAGGTTTGCAACCTCTTTGTTTATCTTGATCTTAATGTATTTGTAGCTATCGTAATCAATCACAAATGATATATATCATTTACTTACGTTTAATCAAGTCAGTGGCCTTAAGACCATACACGCTCGCAATTACTCCTACGAATATGGTTTGATACCAAAATGGAAGCTGTGAAAAATATTCGAAGAAAAGCTGCATCTTCTGCATTGCGGTTGGATCATCCGAAAATACTGCCCAACTTAACATTACAATTGGAGCTGAGAGCAATAATAAAATAAATTCGTCTTTCCAGTCCGATTGTCTAGCTTCTAGTAACTTACCCTCGTACGCGATTTCTCCCGCTCGCATTTTTTCTGCGTGCATTAATTGTGCGTCCGACATTGCTTGTTTCGTCTTCTGACGATTGGCATATAGGTGGGCTCCAGTTTTTAGGCCCATCCCCAATAGATTTAACCACGGCATAATACTGTTCTCTTCTCCTTATTCCTAAATATGGTAGCATCTCTTCCATAAAGTGTAAAGCACGGTGCCCTTTAATAGTAAATCTATATACATCTTTATGGTAATCTTTTTCTTTCTTTTTTCTTTTGTATATAGGAGCTTCGGCTTTTAAATATTCTTTAAATTTTGTAACGATTTCTTCATCTGTCATTTGAATCTCCATAACTGCACTTGGAGTCCAACCATATTTTCTTTTATTAATACCAAACCAACCTTCACCTTCAAAGATTCCAGCTAATAATATTAATTGTTCTTTTTTATTTAATTCCTGAAAATTTAAAACCCTTAATCTGGATTCCATGTGAGTTAGGTCCTTTTTTTGGAGGTGGTCCTGAAGATACTCCTCCAGATAATCCACCTAGGTTCTTTTTGTCTACCTTTGGTATTCCACTAAAGTCCGTTTTATATTTATCTCTTATAGCAGCTCTAGCATAAGATTCTGCTGAAGCTCCTGACATATTAATTTTTGCTGAATCGTATTCTTCTTTTGCTAATTTTTGAATTTTCTTAGATGCATTTGGAAAAAGCTTTTTTCCCATATCTAATGCAAATTTAAACTTACCCATTATTGTTTTCTTTGTTGTTGAAGTGCTACTTGAGTTTCAAGTTTTTCTCCATCGAAGTCTAACCTATCTTCAAATTGCTCTTGTTGCTGTTCTAACTTAGCTTCTTCTCTTTTAGCTCTCATTTGAATGTCCATAGCTTTTAAATCTAACTCTCTTTGCTTCAATGCAACTAAAGGATCTTGCTGTTGGCCACCTTCTTCTTGAACAAGTTGTTGAGTAAGTACATTTATTCTTTTTGCAATTTGTGATGCTGCCATTTGGTTAAAACCTTCTGGGTCTTGTTGTTCCATTTGTGCCATTTCTGGATCTTCTCTCATAACTTGCAATATTTGTATTGTTGCCATTTGAGATATGTGTTCTGATATATGGCCTTGGAATAAAGCATATACTTGAGGGTTAACTTGTACCATTCTACTTTTCATAAATGTTTTATGTGCTTGTAAATGTGCTTCATGATCTTGTTCTGGAAAAGCTTTAGGTAATTTCATTTGTAAACCTTCCATATTTTCAATTGCAGGGTCTTTTGGTTCTGGTTCTGGTGGTTTAATTAATAATTCATCAATTTGTTTAGTACCTAATGCAGTATAAATACGTCTATAAGCTTCATATAGGTTGTGAATTTGTGGATTTGTCTGTGCAATTTGTAATTGAGTCTGTGCTAACGTCACTCTTTGCGACATTGAGAAAATATTTGGGTCTGCAACAGGTAAAACATCTACTCTGTCATCAAAATCTGTCTGTTTTATCGTTCTTTCACCACCATAAACATCATAAGGATACTCTGGAGGTAAATATTCTGAAATTACACGTGATAAAATCTTAAATTCTTGCTTCATAGCGTAATATAATCGCTTATGAATAGCTGACATCACTCTTGCACCTCTTTCTAACAGTGCAATTGTAGTTCCAACAGCTCTATTTTGTGCATCTTCACCCGATTGCATGTCTGCAATACCTGCAAAACGTTTTCCTGCTTCAACACAGAAACCTAAAAGTTGAAATAATGTTGCTGAAGGTTCTTTAAAAGGTAATAATTGAAACTGTTCTCTAATATTTCCACCTGGTGCATCTACATCTCTAAACTCTCCAGGTTGAATTGGCTGATCATCATCTCTAATTCTCATTCCTCTGGTCTTAAATCCAGCAGGTAAGTTAGATAATGTACCTGCATCAAGTAATTGTCTTAGTGCAGAAGTTGCTGCAGTAGATAAACCACCGATCATATGTATTAAACCAAAACCATAAAACCCTAAACCTGGTAAAAACTTATAGTGTACAAAGTAATTTATCTTCTTTGCAGTTGGATCATCTTCTCTATAGTTTCTAATAATTCTTAAAATCTCTTGAGATGTTTCATCTATAGTTACAATGTATGGAATTTTAATTCCTTCTTCTGAATCTTCTATGTCTAAATCAACATGCATCTCTAAAATGTTTCTAGTATCTTGTTCTTGTTCAGATGGTCTAGATGTACCTTCTAGTCTATTGTATTGTTTTTGAATATCTGTTTCTTTAGACTCAGGTTCTGATAATTCTATATCTCTAAACACCCCTGCAACTTGAGATTTTCTAACTTGGTTTTCAGTCATCTTAATGATGTGAGTAATTCTTTCACAATCATTTAAGTTAGTTACATAATATGGAATAACTAAATCTTCTGCAGGTACAAACTTAGAAACTGCTCTACCCATAACTTCATCATAATTTATTTTCTTAAATGCTGAACCTGCTAATGGAAGCATAAATAATAATTGATCCATCTCTGGAGTGTATTCTTCCATCTTGTCCATTAACATATAGTTCATGAATTCTTTTACTCTTTCAGCTTGATCTTCTTTAGCTGCATCTCTTTTACCAACGATCTGTGCTTTGACAGGGCCATCAGCTGGAACTAATTCTTTGTAAGCTTGTGCTTGAAATTGTGTTACGGCTTCTGCAAGTAAAGGGTGTGTTACTCCTGAAGCACCTGTGAATGGTTTTGTTTGTTGTGTATATTTAAAACCTAATAAATCTAAACCTTTAGTGTAAGACTCTTCCCAATCTTTTCTAGTTTCTTTATCATTTTTATAATCAGAAATAAGTTGATTAGCTAAGTCTTGTAACTGTCTTTCGTCCATGTCCTCAGATAAGTTTTTATAAAAGTCTTCTTGAGGAGCTTCTTCTAAAATATCCTCTTCACCTTCTATAATAACTTCAGGAGCCTGCTCTTTGTCAGTTACTTCTAAATCTTCTGTCTCTTGTAATGAAATATCTTCTTCAGCCATAATATCGTAAGTTTATCAAACAATTGAGTGTTTATAAAGGCCTAAACACATTTTCGATAAGTCCTCCTTCTTTTTTGTAAAGCTTCATTGGCTTTTGTATCATATCTGGAGTTATTCGCAAGGCATACGTATTCATATACAAATTTGGATCTCCTTCTGGAATAAACTTAATTTCAGATTCTTCAAATCCTGCTTTAATAGCATCTTCTTTTGTTTTGTATGTTTTAGAATGATATTTTTCCTTAAAGGTTTCTACTGCTGTTCCAGGGTTTTCTTTATCCCCGTCATATCTTTTAACCTCTCTTTCTCTAACAATCTTATAAGGTCTTTTGGGATCCGATAAAGTAACTTGAATAGTCTTAGCTTCTGTCTTATATTGTTTCGATAATTTTCTCATTAGTTCTGGTAATATTGCTTCACCTTTTTTTTGAAAACCTTTACCTGTCGCATAACCATAAAATTGTTGATTACCTTTTACGGCACCACTACCTCTTGAAATCATATTAACAGGAATAATACTTACCCACTGAGCACCTTCATCCCCTGCAGCTTTAATAGTTGTTTTAAGTGCAAGATCAGCATAATTCTTACTATTAAAAAATGGAAGGTAATCAGTTAAGCTGTCAGTGTTTACAGCTTCAGTTCCTCTTAAAGATTTTCTACCTGCTTTTAATTGATTGAATGCTGTTGATAAATCATATCGATCTTTCTCAGACATATACAATCCTTTTTTCATTAAACGTTCAATCGTTTCTCTCGGTGCATTCATGTTATCTACAATTAAACTATTCGCAACTTCTCTACCTTCAGGGTTGTATCTAACTTTACCACTCTTTAATACATCTTTAGTTACAGCTTGTTGCACATCAGCCTGTACTTCGTTAATGGAAATGACTTTTTGTCCTTGGGGTGTATATCTGGTACCATACATAGTATGCACTACTGGTTGTTTAGCATCTGCCCAGTGATAACGATCCATGTTTCTTCCAGGACCAACAGGTGCCTTACCTGAAGGAAAGTGCCAAACAAATTCGCCAGGAGCAATTTCACCCTCTAATCTATAAGTTCCATATTCACTACCCGATGCATGTTGTGGTAATCTTGGAACAGATTTAATTTTCATTACACCTTCTTCAGCTAATCCATTTATATTTCTAATCGCTTGATTAATCATTTGTCTATCTTGAGGATCAGATATTGAATCTAAAGATTTCTTTAAAGATTCTCTTAAAGTTCTAGCACCTGCATTAAGATTGTTAGTTAATGTTTCCATGCTTTGACCTGATGCAAAAGAAGGCATCTTCATAGATTCTAAAGCTTCGTCAATATTATTAATAAGTTTTGCAGTAATAGGAGCTCCTGTCTCATCTAAATACTTTGTGCTTAAAATTTTTTTAATCTTTTGTGCTTCACCAATCATACCGTCAACAGAATCATCTACACCTGATGGTGACATGTATCTTCTTAGTTCTAATTTATTAAATGGGTTTTGTCTTACTTGTGCTAGTAGTGTATTTTTATCTACAGCCATATTCATATCCTTAGCTGTTTTAAATAATCCACCTATTAAATTACCAGACTTATCTAATGAGGCAATATTTGTATCAAATAGTTCTTCAGTATCAATTGATGCTGAACGTCCATCATTATACTTAACTCCTTTTTTCTGATTAAAGAATTTTAACCATTCATCAGGTGTTGCTTTGTCTTTTGGAAACATTTTAATTTGATCATATAAAGCTGAACCAAACATAGACTGAGGATTCTTCTCAGCGAATGACATTACTGCTTCGTTTCTTAAAATATTCTCTCTATCATTAACTAACGGATTAACGTTGACCGTTGGACTTGGTGCTTT